AACGGTATATCTATAGTATTTGACCCCGCAGCGCCTGCGTCTTGTATTCTTCTTAATCGCCAGTATACGAGTGTGTATCCCAAAACATTAGCTGTAGGCCAAATCTTAACCACAGGAGTAGGCGCAAGACGATCTACATATATTTGAATAGGCCTACCTGTAGTTAGCTTATTAGGGATAGTAGCATACGTAGGCATCGCAATACGCGATATTTGAAGATCAACCTGTTGAGACTGGCTACCCTCATTTTGACGCACTACATGTTCTATTAAATCTACTGTATCCGCTGGGAGATTGTACTCCACAGTGCCTACCGTTAAAGGTATTTCACCTTGTTCAACGGTCCAAAGGTTTAATCCTTTATTAGCCCACTCTTGAAAGAGTAAATTAAGGCTACGTCTAGCAGTACGAAATTGATAACCTGTACGTACTTCCACGCCTACGCGCTCAAAGGCTTCCTCAATAACTTCCACCATTTCTGGTGTCCATGATGCAGTCCCCGAAGTGCTCATACTTTTACCTTTGTTGAGAATATTGAACAGGCATACTAGTAGGGTTGCCTTGAATCTGTAACCCTTGTTGAGGTCTATACTGGGCTAAACTTGGAGGTTGTCCTTGCAAAGGTGTCTGCATTTGGTTTACAGGTTGTCCACCTATACCCGCATCGCTACCACTATTGTCATACCCCATATTATTAACAGGAGACATACCACCCATATCAGGGCTTTGATCTCCCTGTACTGAGGGTAAATTACTAGACATTACAGAATTAGGTGCCTGTTGTGTAGCCCCACTTTGAGGTGCTTGTGGAGGTTGATTCCACTGATTAGCCTGCCCTTGCTGAGGATAGTTCATAAGGTTTTGGCTTTGATTAGGGGACGCAAAGTTATTGTATAAACTCTGAGTATTGAACTGAGGAGTAGGGTTAGTTTGATTACCAAACTGTAAAGGCGCAGAAGTGCTATTACCCTGCCCTAAACCTACAGCTCCACCATCAGCAAAACTTTGAGGCCCCCCAGCCATTTAAATAATCCTGCCTTTTGTTTTGCCTTTAGTAGCGCAGCCATCAATGCGTCCACCAGCGGCATACGCTCTAGTTTCACCAGAATCGCCAAAGTTTTTACCTTTAGTTTTGCCACGTTTTTGAACCGCAGATTCGCCAAATTTAGTTATCTTATTTGAACCTTTTTCAACATCTTCTGACATGTTACTTGGACCTAATGGACTACCGCCTTTAGCGTAACCCCCACACTTCATACCAGCGACTGCACCGCGCATAGGAGCCGCCATAGGCGCTACAGGAGCCGCACCGCGCATAGCACCTAGCTGAGCCAAATCTGGGGTTGGAGCTTCACGTTTAACGACTTTAGCTTTAATTGTGTCTTTCTTCTTTAGTGGGAACATACCCGCTTTAGTTGTAGCCATTTTATTTTTACCTCTAGCTTGTTCTTGAATTTTAGAAATTCCACGGGATGGACGAGTCATATTAATTCCTACCCACTGGTTTATTTATTGCCACAATTCCACCTTTTTAATGAGGCGGCTTTTCGTGTGGGTTTACCACTTTCGTCTTTCATAGGTCCGGGCATTCCTGCCATGCGCGAGCAAAAAGACTTCTTTCTACCTGCATCAGCTTTAGATTTAGGATTGGGTGCAGGAGCTTTTAAGTTAGAGCCTGTAGCATTATTATACTTGGTTCTACCCTTTGCCGTTAAACCAGCACCCTTAGATACGGGTAGCTTTTCGCCCCTGCCAACTGCTAGTGATGGATTCTTTTTAGTAGTCATTAGTGTTTTAAAAAGTCAATAACCCAAGTGGCTATACCACCTATACTAACCCCTATACCACCAACTATCATAAGCATGTGCCATCCACCTTTAGCCGCAGACAAAGTGTGACTTATCTCTCTAAGGGCAGTTTTAACTTCCTCCATGTCTTCTCTTAGTTTATCCATGTCAGTTTGCAAATGCTTAATCTCAGTGCTATGGGATGCTAACTCTCTTGCGTTTCTAATTTCTGGATTAGAGGCATCCATAAAAATTATCCGTAAAAAGCTGTAACGCCTGTTACAGAGCCAGCACTAAAAGTTAAATAGATATTAGTGCGGAACAATATACCCTCACCGGGTATGACAATATCAAAAGTATTTGGGTTTGAGTTAGCAGGCACGTCCATTTGAAATAAAATTTCGCCTGTAGCTCCACCGTCCCTAAATTCAAAAGTTGCTGCCGTACTAGTTCCGGGAGCTATGATAGCGCCTTTAAGCCTAGCCCTATCTGCATAAACACTTCCCGCTGCGCTTAAATGTTTACTTTTTACATCAAACTGCATAGTCATAATTAATCTCCTAAAGTTTAAAGATAGGGGCTTGCGCCCCCGTCAGATTATTATGCCGAAGCTGGAACTTCCGCGCCAGTTGATGTTTTTTGAGCATATTGTATGGTAATAAACCCAGCTCCAGCAGTAGCTGTAGTGCCTGCCATGGTTACTGTAATAGCCACATCGGTAGTGCCAATATTGTTCATAGCTGTTAATTGAGCCGCAGTATAGGTAATCGACTGCCTACCTGCTGTTGGAGTAGTAATGGCCGTAACATATTTAGCCGCAGTGGTGCCATCGCCTACTGCAAGAGTAGCTCCAGAAGTAAACGTAGTAGTTACGTCTATATAAATGTCTATAATTTGAGCCCCAGCGGGTAAAACAGCAACTACACCAGTAGTTAACGCTAGAGGGTAAGATTGGATTAGGTCTACTACCCCTGTATTGTCTATATAGCCTACAGTAGTTCCAGTAGTATTTTTGACGGTCCCTGAACGAACTGGACCAGAAAAAGTTGAAAAAGACATATTTAATTCCTTATTGCACTTGCGCCTATCGTTGTGTGCGGATCTGCTGAGTCAGTCGAGTAGGCAGTTAAAAATAGTCTCAGATATGTACTCCTTATAACATTTATTTTGGTGGAGTGTCAACTAATTTGTTGGACTTAGTTCTATTCTCCTCACGAGTTATTACAGCTTTATTTTTTGACACAGGTAATACTCGATAGTAGGTTTGTGATTGCGTCACAATATTTATTTTTAAACACAAAAAAGGGATCCCAAAGGATCCCTTAATTTACTCTAAGTTACTGATTTATCAGGAAGAACCAGCCGAACCAAAAACACCTAAAGGATCCGAGAATCCGAAAGAATAACGCTCTCTAGCTTTATATCGTGAGTTCCCAGTATCAAAGTCCGAATCCATTGATGTTGCTAATGAAGTTCTAACGAAGTGTTTCAAGCCGTTAGGAACATCAGTTAATAAGAACCAAGCATTTGTATCAGTTAACCAAGGATTAATTGTATAGCCGCCAGGAATTGAACCATTGTTTTTAAGGGCATTGATGTCATTATCGTTAGTGCCAACGCGTAGTTCAGTTTCTAGCAAACGAGTTGCAACAAATTGTAACGCAGGAGGTAAAACCAACTTTTTAGGTTTAGCAGCGATCAATAAACCACGTTCATCAGTCCATAAAGAAATTTGAATAACAGCATTTTCCAATGACGTTTCATTCAAATCAGCAGGAGTTGCTGGCACGTTAGAAATTGTTGATCCATAAACTAAAGGATGTGCGCTGTTGCATAAAGATTTACCGTCACCACCAGTGTAGTTAGAGTTAAAAGCATTATTTAATACAGCCGCACCTTTAACTTCTTTAGTGTACGCCATAGCGCGGGCTAGTGCCTTTGTATAACGAGCTGATAAAGAGTCATAAAGGTTATCTTCAATCGCTTCTTCGGTTAAAGAAAAACCTAAAGCAATAGTTTCGTGGGTATAGCGAGTTGACCAAGCTTCTTGCGCATTGTCATACGTAATTGCAGAGCCTTCGTTTTTAACCGCAGCGGCACCAAAGCCCGACAGTTTTTGTTCTTCTTCAAATGAACGATCAGATGATTCAGTTTCAAAGATTTCTTTATACTTCTCACCATAACGCTCATATTCTAAACCAAATAAAGCATTAAGGCCGGGAAGTAGTTCTTTTAGTAGTTGCGCGCGTGAAATAGCAGCCATTAGTTATACTCCTTAAATGCCGTTAGGGTTGCGGTAAAAATGACCACCATTAACGGTAATAGCCACTGCTGATACAGCAAATGGAGTCGTACCTGATTGGGTCACAGCTGCAGTCATAGTAGGTAACGTATATGATACGAAAGCCTCTACATAGGTACCATCAGATAATGCAGTTTCTTCAACNAAACTAATAATACGTAAAGGTAATGTAGCAGTAGTACCTTTAGAGTTAAGATCAAGTGAAGTAGCGCTATTACCAGTAGCNGTATTAACACCATCAACAATAGAACCTGCATTAGCAGTAACAAAATAACCTAAATTTTGTCCTACATCTGCTTTAGTAGCCGCGCCTGAGGTGTACGCAGTACCTGCGTTAGTTAAAGTAGCTTTAAATAAAAGCTGTGGATCATCAGCAACGATAGCAACAGCATCAGAAGCAGAAGTTCCAGTAGGCCAGTATTGAGAAAATACTTTATATTTTAAAACTGGGCTTGTGTAAGAACAGCCCAAAAAGATACCAATAGGTAAAATAGCCCATGCCGTTTTAGCACCAGTGCTAGAATCTACACGTGCAACAGTACCGTCANCTAATAATGACACAGGGTCACCATAACCAATATTTTTTGCATAACCAGAAGCAATCGGTAAATTTCGAGTTGCACCTGCGTATGGACGGCCACCTTCCAGAGTATCTGGTAGGAAACCATAGGGTCCTATATTATTAGGGTAAGCCATAAAAACTCCTAAATTAGTTTATAAAGTTCTTGAACATCAAGAACCTCTTCCAAAAGATACTTTAGATGCTTTCTCAGAAAAGAGGGGCATCCGTGGGTCATTTTCGCGTAAGAAGTTGTTGTCTACAGACTCCACTGACGCTNTGGACATATTTGCATAATATTCTCTACGAGCATTTGAGTTCTCAATAGTTGTTTTGCATAATACAAGCCCACCAATCTCAATAAGCCCTTGAGGTTTTAACCCAAAAGCTGCAAAGTCAGACATCATCTCAGGATGGTCTTCCGCTTGACAAGGTATCCATCCTTCGCGTTTGGCTTTAGCCATATTGCCCGGATCAGCTACACCCATCATAGACACTCTTTTCCAGTAGAACACGTAGCCATCTTGAGGATCAGGAGTAGGCAAGTCATGAGCTGGCTTCCAAGATACCGGACGTACTTCTTTTTCGCGTGTTTCTGTAGAGCGTGGGGCTCTGTCAATTTGTATACTAGCCATTGAGANGTTGCTCCTTTATTTTATNTTTTGCGTATAACTCAGGAGTTATCCCTAGTCTTTTCGCTATAGCGATTTCAGAATTGTTCAGCGTGACTTTTCTCGGTGCAGTAGTTCTACCTACTGAGGCCACAGGCGATGATTTCTTTCTATCGAAGTTTTTTGGGAATACTTCCCTTATGCGGGAGTCTACTTTTTGATAATACTCATCAGAAGTAGGGTCTACACCGGATTTAACCAATTTTTCATGCAGTCCATAAGCGAAGGCGGTCATCTCTTCATCTTTACCAAACCAAGGGTTCTTTCCAGCCCAATCCTCGGCCTTGTAGTCTCTTAGCGGTGCTTCTGGGACTGATTGTTGGGGAATATATACATCATTATTTTGTTGCTGTAAAGTTTTTTGTGGTATAGGCGGCACTAACGTAGCTAACTGTCTTTTTTGATTAGCTAACTCAGTAAGCTCGTCTTGAGCTTCAAGTACCCCATCTGTATCACCAGTTTCAAAAGCATTACGATATTTGTCTTGGGCTATTTTATGTGCATAGTCCAATCTACTTGCCGCTTCTTTTGTGTACTCTTGATGTCCCCAAGTAAGTGTGCTTTTTAACTGTTCATTTTCTTGCAGAATAGTTTGTGCTATACGTATAGCTTCTGCATTTTGTCTTTCTAGGGCTTCTTTAGCCCTGCGCTCATCATGATACTTATGTTGTATCTGATTTATACGCTTCTGAACACCTTTAGAATATGACTCTATTTCTTCTTCATTGTCGTCATCGTCCTCTTTTAATTTAACTCTACCTTGGTCTTCTTCTGGGGTATCGTCTACTATTTCGATTTCAATATCATCATTAAAATCAGTATCTTCATTTTCNTATTCTTCTGNCATAGTTTGCTCCTATTAATATGCTCTGCCAATTCCACGAGGATCGGATACGGTNCCTTCAATCATGTCGTCATTAACAAGGATAAATTCTTCCCCGTCAACAGAAAACCTAGACCCTCTATACGCTCCTATTAACACAAAATCACCCTCTTTACACCAAGGGCCTGTAGGAAACTTTTCAGTGTCTTGATAAGCCATAGGACCTAATTTTAACGCCATACACACTACAGCNCCTGCCTCTTCTTTTCTCTTAAAAGCATCTGGCATTTCAATACCACTTTCAGTTTTATCCACTACTTTGGGTTTTATTAATAAAAGTTTATATCCCACAGGNTCTGGTAAGCGTTCAGCTAACTTTTCTCCACTTTGAATAGTAGCGTCCGCGTCTATATTTCCAATATTTTTAGCACTCATTAATTATTGTCCTCGTATTTTTGCAGGTCTTTTAAACTATTTAAAGCTAGAGACAGACCCGATATTGTCCCTATCAGTTGCTTATAGGATGGGTAGTCTTCTACTTGCCCTTTTGCAAGGGCTTGTGTGCGATCTACTATCATCTCTTCGAGTTCTTTACGTAGTACATCTAGTACGGTTACCATTACTTAGNNCCTTCAATAATTTGGCGCTGCTGGTGCTGCAGGGTTAGGGTTTTGTGGTATAGGTGGATTTGGCGCTGTGGGNGCTCCTTGTGCATTTAAGGCTCCCTGCGCTNTTACTTGGTTAGATACTAGGTCTGGGCTTTTAAATAATCCTTGCACTTTAGCGTCTTCATTTTGAANTAATAATTTAGCCTCATTATTTATCATGGCTATTTCTTTTTGGGCATCTATTTTTTTAAGTTCAATTTCTTTTTTGTTATTAATTTCTTGCTCCTTTAACTGCAGTTCTTTTTGCTGCATTTGTACTACAGGGTCTTGCGCTTGCTGTTGTGCTTGCTGTTGTTGTTGGCTAGCTTTATTAGTCTGTACCAATTGTTTAGCCGCGTCTGCAGTAAGTTTAGCTAGTTGGGCCTCCATTTCAGGACTTAATTTAGCGTCTTCTGGAGGAAGGGTTGTTCCCAATTGGGTTTCTATTCCTCTTCTATATTGAAAACCTAAATGCTCCATCATGTGAGCCATAAGCGCTTGTTTAATAACCGAAGCTTGTGGATTTTGCCCCATAGAAGCGGCTATTTTAGGATCATCTATCATACTTTGATGTACTGCTAAATGAGCATCATGATCTTGTTCTATAAACGCTTTTACAGGTTTATTTTTAAGAATGTTCATATTCTCAGTAACAGGGTCTGTAGGTGTTTGATCGTCCTCTACCATTACAATTTTATCTGCACCTTTAATACCCATAACTTCTAACATTTGACGGTGTAGTAAAGGTAAGTTGTATATCTGCGGAGCTTGTTGGGCTAATTGAATAGCCGCTTGATACTGGATAATCCTTTGTGCCATAGTACTAGCATTAGGATCAGANACCGGAATAATATCTACTTTGTCATAGTCTTCTTTTTTAGCCGTTGCAGGAGCATCAAAGTCAGGCATATAGTCGTATGATGGAGCNGTATAGTCCCTAACTAGAGCAGCTACTAGTTTAAACTCTTGTTCCATTGAGGCATGTACACGCGCTTGTACAGCGGACATAACTTTTAATGTACGCTCTAAAATAGCTAAGGTAGTNCCCACTGGGGCATCGCCATTCATGTTATCAAGTTTAACATCTGCTACTGCGGCTAATCTGCGCCCTTCTTCAACTACATTTTGTAAGAGAGTAAATAAAGTTTGGCTCGGTTCTTTATAGGGCAACATCATAATGTTGTCTTTGATATTAGCTGAGGGCACATCTACGTCCCTAAACTCACCCGGCATAATGGGGGTNTCATCGCCTTTAATTCTAAGCCCCCTAGATTTTAACCCACCAGGTAGATTAGATAAGGTNCCCGCGTCAATTAACTGTCTTACAATAGAAGTAGCAGACTTAGCAAAACCCCCAATAAGATGGATAAGGCCATAGCCATAGGCTCCAAAACCGGGAATATAAGTGTACTGCACAAAATGCTGTTTAGCTTGTTTAAGAGTATCATGTTCGTCCCAGTTGCGTCTTATTGATAGAATCTCTTGTGTACCACTTTCAATAGT